CTCTATGACCTAGCTGTGCAGTATAAAGAGCTTACTAAGTCTGACAAAGAGAGTGGTGGTAAAGAAAAACTAAATGCCATTGAATTACTCACTAAAGAGTGGGCTGAAATGGACCTTAACCTCAAGAAGCGTGAGGCACTTATAGGTCTTACAGAAGAGGAAATAACATTACAGAACATTAAAATGCAACTGTTTGACAAAGTTAAAGATAAATTAGCTACTATGGACGAAGGTTCCAGAAATTACCATATGTCTGAAATTGCAAGAGTTGCTGAAATGATCGCTGCGGAAGAAAAGCGTATTAGACTCTTAGAAGAACATGAAGAGCACCAGAAGAACGTAGCAGACACCATAGCTAACAGTATGGGTGATGCCTTAACCTCTATAGTAGACGGTACTAAGAGTGTCTCTGATGCCTTTAAAGATATGGCTAGGGCTATAATTGCTGAGTTGTATCAAATCTTTGTTGTTAAACAGATCACAGGTATGATTAGTTCTGCTATAGCTCCTCATGTGCCCGGAGTTCAACTAGCTAAAGGTGGCGTTATTAGTAACGGCCAGCTAGTGCCTTACGCTAGTGGTGGAGTTGTAAGTGCTCCTACTATGTTCCCTATGAGCGGCGGTAAAACTGGACTTATGGGTGAAGCTGGCCCAGAAGCTATTATGCCACTCAAGCGTGGTAAGAATGGTAAGCTAGGGGTACAGGCAGACGGTGGCTCTGGTGACGTTATCATCCATCAGAACTTTAACTTTACTGCTAACGGTGACGAGAGCGTTAAGCAGATCATAGCACAACAAGCCCCAGCTATCGCTAACATGACCAAGAAGCAGATAATGGATGATCGCCGCAGAGGTGGTCAGATGAAACAAGCGTTTGGGTAAGGATTAAAATAGATGGCCGACAAGAAAATCACAGAGCTAAGTAATATCGCAGGTGCTGACCTGTCTCTTACGGATGAATTTGTAGTCGTAGATATTAGTGCTGATGAAACTAAAGCTATATCTACTATGGAGCTTAGGAGTGCTATAATTCCCAGTCTTACAACCACAGAGAAGAATGCGTTAATTAACAGAGCTGGTATGCAAGTCTTTGACACTACACTAGGCAAGATGTGTTTTAACACAGGCTCTGCTTGGGAAACTATTACCTCTTCATAACTTCGTTAAGGAAACCTCATGGCACTAAAGACTGCACCAACTGACATAGGATTTGCACAAATAACCCTTAGTGCTATGAATGCTGTTGCCACATCTGAGTCTCCCTTTACTTATAAGCAACAAGTAGTACAACACGTAGGGCAAGCATGGAAAGCCTCTGTAACTATACCACCTGTCAGGAGAGACTTAGGTGAGCCTTGGGTAGCTTTCTTGTTGTCGTTACAGGGACCAGTGCATACCTTTCTCCTAGGTGACCCTAACTGCACAGAGCCTAGAGGTACAGCTATTAACAGCTCTATGACAGCTACGGGTACTGCTGGTGCCTCTTCTGTTACCCTAACTATCTCAGATGGGACAACCCTTAAAGCTGGTGACTACATACAACTGGGAACAGCTAGTACATCTAAGCTACATAAAGTCCTAGCAGATGTATCAGCTACGGGATCGGTGGATATATGGCCTAACCTCAAAGATACTTACTCTGGTTCTGCTGTAACTGTAGACAACGCTAAGGGTGTCTTTAGGTTAACAAGTAATGTGCAAGATTGGCAGATAGGTAACTCCAGTACCTATGGTATCTCCTTTGAGGCTGTAGAGGTGATAACATAATGACTAGGACTATTCCCTCGGTAGTACTTAATGCCCTAGACGATGATGTAATCTCCCCCTTCTTTGCTGTAGAACTCTTGTTTGACAGTCCTGACGAGATTAGGTTGTGGACAGGGGTTGGAGACCTTTCCTACGGAGGGCATACTTGGACAGGTTCAGGTAACTTACTAAACATATCTGAGGTACAAGAGGCATCTGATTTATCTGTTAGAGGTGCAACTATTACTCTTAGTGGTATGACCTCTGAGGTAGTTGCACTAGCCATTACACAGCCATATCAAGGCAGAGTGTGTAACATATATTTTGGTATTACCTCAGACACTACAGCCCTAACCCAAGTGTTCTCTGGCTATATGGATCAGATGAACATACAGGAATCCCCTGAAACAGCTACTATAGAACTAACTGTAGAGAACAAACTAATAGACCTAGAGAGGCCAAGGCTTGCTAGGTATACTTCTGCTTATCAGAAGTCAGTATATCCCGGAGACCTTGGATTAGACTTTATCGAAGACCTACAAGATAAAGAAATTGTTTGGGGCAGAACTGCTAGTTAGGAATAATACGAATGGGTCTTAGTTTTAAAGGCATCTTCAGGGCTATTGTTGTTGCAGCTATTACTGCTGCTATTATGGTAGCTACTGGTGGAGCGGCGGCGTTCTTACCTACATTCCTAGTACACGCTGGTTTAGGCATAGCCATGAGTGCCTTGGCACCTAAGCCTAAAGACCTTGGTGGTTTTGGTGCAGGTAATGGTAAGTCTAACAGAGGTTATAATGTAACACAGACAGGTTCAGCCTTAGACCACCAAGTCATTTACGGTAAGATGAAGACCGCTGGTGTTAGAATATTTGATGGTACTACAGGTACAGACAACGTACAACTACATAGAGTATTAGCCTTTGCTGGACATGAGATAGAGTCTTTTGAAGAGATATACATTAACGATGAAGTGGCAACTATAAACAGTAGTGGTAATGTTACCTCTCCTAGTCGTTATAGTGGGCTAGTCACAATCAAGGAACACTTAGGTACATCTACTCAAGCTGCCGATAGTAGTTTAGTTAGTGCTGTGTCTGGTTGGACAGGGAACCATAGACTTCGTGGTATTGCTTACCTGTATGTTAAGTTGACTTATGATACAGATGCCTTCCCTAATGGTGTACCTGAGATTACCGCTGTTATTAAAGGTAAGAAGGTATACGACCCTAGAACCTCAACTACCGCTTGGTCTGATAACCCTGCTCTATGTGTAAGAGACTATCTGACAGCTACAGGATACGGATTAGGTGAAGCTGTTGCTAACATAAATGATACTGCCTTTACCACTGCTGCTAACATATGTGACCAGACTAACACAGACGCTGGTACAACACGATACACAGCTAATGGTGCCTTCACCACAGGAACTACACCACAAGACCTCTTAGAAGGGCTTATAACGTCTATGGGGGCTACTCTGTGGTACACTCAAGGTGCATGGAACGTAAAGGCTGCTAAGTGGACTGCCCCTGTATTAGACCTTAATGAAGACGATCTTAGGTCAGGAATAAGCCTAGCAACTAGACACTCTCGTAGAGACAACTTCAACACAGTTAATGGTACGTTTAGGGGTGACGAAAGTAATTGGCAAGTAACAGACTTCCCACCTGTAACTAACGCTGCCTTTGTTACTGCTGATGGTGGGCTAGAGTCTACCTTAGACATGGACTTACCGTTCACAGACAACTCAATAGAATCTCGTCGTATAGCTAGGATCATGCTTGAGCGTAATAGACAACAGCTACAGTTTCAAGCATCCTTTGGTCTTAGGGCTTTTCAAGTACAGACAGGTGACAATGTAAGGATCACTAACACCAGACTTGGTTGGACTAACAAAGAGTTTGAGGTTGTATCTTGGACATTTGGGTTACAGAATGAATACGACCTCCAAGTAGAAATGACCCTAAAGGAAATATCTGAAAGTGTCTTTGATGAAGTCAACGATGGTATAGTCTACGAAAGAGATAATACTACTCTGTTGTCCCCCTTTACAGTGCCTAGTTTAGCTATGACTGTTGGGTCAGAATTAAGAAGAGTTAAAGGTAAGACCCTTGGGGTTTTGACTGTTGACCTCGTAAACAATAGTAACATCATGGACACAGCAGAGGTTCAATACAGAAAAGTAGGAGATACAAACTACACCTCTATCGCAATAGTAGGGGCTTTTGTAGGGACAGAACGTGTAGAGGTTGTAGGCATAGAAGATGGTAGGTACGACATAAGGTCGAGACCTACTAACTCTTTAGGTGTTCACGGTGCATATACTACACTGTCTAATCAGCTTATAGAACCTTTAGGCTCACCACCAGCAGATGTGACTAATTTTACAGGGAACCTTGTAGGCTCTAATCTATACTTAACTTGGACACCTGTGTCTGATCTAGACTTAGCGCACTATATCATCCGATATTCACAATCCACTCAGGATGCTTTATACGGAAACTCTATCTTAATAGCAGAAGTACCTGCCAGTAGTAGTAGCCTAATTGTTTCGGATGCTGGTACGGGAACCTACTTCATTAAAGCTGTAGACGATACCACTAGCGGGTCTAACACATCTGTTAACGCTTCTCAGTTTATTACTACCAGCCAAACTATAGAAGAGTTTAATGCTGTCGCCACTTTAACAGAAAGCCCTACTTTTGCAGGGGTTAAAGTTAATACCTCTAAAGTCGAGACACAACTTAGGTTAAGTACAACACCTTTACTAGACTCGGTGTCTGGATTATGGGATGACAGAACAGGCAGTCTTGATGACTTTACAGGCTTTGAGTTACAAGGGTTCTACTACTTCTCTAATACTTTGGACTTAGGCAGTCAGTTTACAAGCAGGGTAAACTACGGCTTTATAAGTACTAGGTGGGACTATACTCAAACCTTTGACCTACAAACAGGTAACTTTGATGATAGGGGTGGCAACTTTGACGGATCTGGTGAGACCTTTGATGACGTAACTGTTGTTGTAGAGCTAAGACACACTAAGGATGATCCCGCAGGAACTCCCACTTGGTCAGACTGGCAAAGTTTTTCTGTGACTGACATAACTGCCAGAGCGTTTGAGTTTAGGGCTGTACTAGAAAGCACTAATTTAAATGCTACTCCTTCTGTAAGTGACCTATCTATTAGTGTAGATATGCCTGACAGGGTTGTTGCTGGTAACGACATAACATTTACTGGGACTACTAACGTAAGTTTTGGTAAAGCCTATGCTATAGTACCAGCTATAGGTATCTCCTTAGCTAACCTGACAGACGGTGATAGATACACTATAACAAACAAAACAAAGTCAGGTTTTACTATGAACATTTTCACAGGTAACTCAGTGAGTACAAACCCTGTGACACTAGACTATGTAGCTAAGGGCTACGGAAAGGAACTTCTATAATGTCGCAGCACGACTTTAACATTCTTAATCAAACCTTCCCCGACACTAGGGCAGACTTGAATCTGGCACTTGCAGCACTAGCAACTAACTCGTCTGGTGCCGACGAACCCTCTACTACCTATGCTAATCAGTGGTGGTATGAGGTTGACACTAACAAGCTTAAAATCCGTAATGAGGATAATAACGCTTGGATAGAAATAGCCACCCTAGACCAGACTGCCGATAATGTGTTATCTATTAACCCTCAGTCTATTAACACTCAGTCTATTACCACGGCGGGGTTGACTCTAGGTGCAACAGCATTGACTGCAACTGGTGTTGAAATTAATGCCCTAAAAGTGCAAGGTAAAGAAACCATCTATGTACCAGCTTCTGCTATGTACCCTAATACTACCAACGGCTCCTCTAAATCAGAACAAGTAGAGCTTGCAAATGGACCAGAACTTAATGTACTTGACTTTGATCCTAGTACCGAAGAGTTTGCACAGTTTAGTGTTGTCTTCCCTAAAAGTTGGAATGAAGGGACTGTAACCTTTCAAGCATTTTTTACTGTTAACGGTACTGATACAGGTACGGTTGGTTGGGGCCTATCTGGGGTAAGCATTGCAGATGATGCAAGCACAGATACCGCTTTTGGCACTAATGTTTTAGCTACAGCTAAGGCGCACAGTGGGGTTGCTAACGATCTGGACGTAACAGTAGAAAGTGGGGCTGTAACCGTAGCTAGTGCTGCCGAAGACTGTTACACCTTTTTTCAGATCATGAGAGATGCCACTAACGACACTCAAACAGCAGATGCTAGACTGATGGGTATAAAACTGTTCTTCACAACAAACGCAAAGAATGACGCATAATGACTGGTTTTGGCTATAACATAAACGGGTTTGGCGTAAGTGGTGAGTCAGGACCACCCTTTGCGGCGCAAGTTTTCACGTCCAGCGGTACTTATACGCCAACAGTAGGCGTCAGTTCCGCATTGTTTATGGTGTTTGGTGCTAGGGGCGGACAGCCATCATCCGGTAATGTAGCGAGCGGCGGTGGTGGAGGGGGATATGCTGAAAAGTATGTATCATCTCTATCTAGTAGTTACGGCGTAACCTTAAACTCTGCGAGCACCTCTAGTGCTGGTGGCGCAGGTGTTGCTAGTAGCGGCAACAACAACCAAGCTGCGGGCTATGGTTACGCAGGAGATTTTACTGCGTCGGGTGGTACAGGCGGCATAGGCTCAAATTACTACACCACTGCGGCTGGCGGTGGCGGTGGCGGTGGTGGTCGAACTGGTAACGGTACAGCGGGTCAAAACCATGTCGGCACGGGTGGCGGGGCGAACGGGTCAGTAGGCAATAGCGGGAATGAAGTGTCCGGCGTGTTTGATCTGTCCCCTTACGGGATCACCTTTGCATATACCAGAGGCGCAAGCGCCGTACCTGTTTTTACTTCTACAGGCCTACCATGGGAGGACACGCTTGTCCATCGCTGCAACACGGCTGCCGGCAATAGTGGCACAAACGCAGGTATACGGGGATGGGTAGGTGTCCCTTCTGGATATGCAGGAACTGTGTTAATACTTGAGTTTTTCTAGGAGATAGCTAATGCAAGCAATAGTCAACAAGGTTGATAGCACAGTAACTAAGTTTTTAGACGATGGCGAAAATTTAACAGATGATCAGGCAGCGCATTATTTTTTAGTGCCGAATGTTGAGCCTGTCGCATTACCATCAAGTATTTCTGACAGCGCAGAAAATGCAGTTTGCAAATGGGAAAACAGTCAGTTGGAATGGTCCCCTCTTTGAGACAGACTTAAGAAAAATAAGTGACTAAAAACAAATGGAGCAACCAATGGGTTTTAAACTAGGACTACGAAGTAAACAGAACTTGTCTGGGGTGCATCCCGACATGGTTGCTGTTGTTACAAGAGCATTAGAGATTAGTGAAAAAGACTTTAGTGTAACTGAGGGTGTTCGTAACATTGAACGTCAGCGTATGCTTAAGAGGACAGGCAAGTCAACTACACTCAAGTCTCGTCACCTGACGGGTCATGCAGTAGATGTTGTTCCC